TGGGGCAAGACCTGGATAGATCCTCCCGAGAGCTATGTCCGAAGGGACAGAGGTATAGGTGATGCGATCAGCGACCATGACATGGCGGGCTATTGCCGTTTCACTGCTGTTTTTTGCGACAGCTAGCTGCGCTATCACTGAGAACCTTAGGGACGGATATGACCTAGGAGACGTCACCAGGGGCGCTGTGAGCGATTTTAAGATGTACTGCGGCAAACCTGTGTCGTATTTTAGAAAGGCCGCCAGAACGGCTCTGCTGCTGTCTACTGGCATCATTCTCCCTGATCCGTGCATGGTGACCAAATGAGCGATAATGTCGTACAGTTAAACACCACCGACAAGCAGGACGTTTTAGCCGAAAGGATGTACACAGGGCTGCATGAGCTAATTGCAGAACTCCTAGAGGATGGAATGTCTCTCTTCGCCGTAGTCGGTGTCTTAGCCTCTGCTTCTCAAATGCTTTGCCAAGAGATGAACTATTCCTATGATGACGAAGAATAGCCTGCTAATAGACATGCTCAAGCGCCACGAGGGCGAAGTCAAAAAAAATGGTCGTCATGTTGCCTACATGTGCCCGGCGGGTCACTGGACTATCGGAATCGGACGAAACATAGACCCCAACGGCGGCATAGGCCTCAGCGACGAAGAGGTAGACATGCTGCTCGAGGGTGACATCCTCCGGGTCATAAAAGAGCTAAGCGCAGAGTACCCCTGGTTCAATAGCCTAGACGATGTGCGAAAGAATGCACTGATAGATATTAGCTTTAATCTTGGGGCTACACGTTTGAGACTGTTTAAGAAGGCACTGGCCGCTATGGAGGTGGCAGACTACAGCCTATCAGCCGACGAGTTTATGGACTCGAGGTGGGCAAAGCAGGTCAGATCTAGGGCTATTGAGTTAACAGAAATGATTCGCAACGGTAAATAAAACTGTTGCGATGATGTAAACTGATCTATATACTGTCTACTCCATTACATAAGGAGAACAGCATGGATCACAAAAACTATCCCAAGGCTCAGGCCTTTTCTGACTATCTCTACGGTGAGGGCTTTGATGCCAATCCGTACCCTAAGAACTCTGCTGACTATTTGCAGTACGAGTCTGAAATGAACTCTCTCTACCGCAACGAGCTTAAGACTCGCATGGAGCAACTTAAGGGAGAGCCGTCATGCCTGTAAATATCCACGGTAAGGAATATCACACCGTTGCAGAGCGTGTTGCTGCTTTCCGCTCAAAGGGAGCTGACCTAACTATTGAGACAGAGATTGTCCGATGGGAAGGTGAAGACGTGGTAGTTAAGGCGTCAATAAGCGACAACGGCAAGCTAATTGCTACTGGCTTAGCTCACGAGGTGCGTGGCTCTACCAACATCAACAAGACCTCACACGTCGAGAACTGCGAGACCTCAGCTATTGGCCGAGCACTTGCTGCGTTTGGAATGTCGGGTTGTATTGAGTACGCTTCTGCGGACGAGGTGGCTAACGCTATAGCGCAGCAGAACGAAGCTAAGGCAGGGATCTCTCAGAAAGAAGTTTACGAATTACTTATTGAGAATACGGCTACGATGCTAGCTTATGGCGAGTCAATCATGGCTATTAAAGCGGGCATATCATTAGGTGATCTAAGCTCTGCGTCCGAGGAATGGTTTTCTTTAGACAACGACGTTAAGACTTTACTCTGGAAAGCGCCTAGCAAGGGTGGTCCGTTTACTACCAAGGAGCGGGAGATTATTCATTCTACCGAATTCCGATTAGCTAATGGGGGTGGAGATGAGTCAGAGGCTTAGGGCGGCTGCGGCAGGCCTGCGCTATAAGTTCTGTGAGTGCTGCCTTGCAAGAATCAAGAACCAGAAAGACTACTTGATATGCGACGACTGTGTCGCACTGAATAATTTTATTAACTCAAATTGGAAGAAATCAAATGGATTACGACAACACTAACACCGGCGCAACCTTTAAGAACGATAAGAAAGTAGAAGTGTGGATGGAGTTTTTGGCTGGTGGCTTTGACGTAGAAGGCACCTATGTCTCCAAAAACAAAGGGTGGTCCCCTCCTCAAAATGGCAAGAAAGGCTATTTTCGTCACAAGGTAAAGCGCAAGCAGCCTAAGCAAGAGTCTGCGCATGCATCTGCACCTGTAGCGTCTACTGATCCTGTAGATGATCCGTTCTCGTCTGACGTTCCGTGGTAGGAGGCTCTGTGGCTATTCACTTTGGCAATGCTCTAATCGAGCTGCAAGAAAAGAAGAAGGTCTCGTCGGCTGAGCTAGCGACGAGGCTAGGGGTCCACAGGCAGCGCGTCCATTACTTACGCAACCAGGCCGATGTTAGGCTGAATGTTTGCGCTGAGGTGAGCGAGGCTCTGGGGGTTAATCTGAACACGTTTGTAAGGATGTGTAAGGTATGAAGCACCAGAGGATTTTCCAAGATCCTCAGAAGGCTATTACGGATGCTGCGTGGCTGACTCAGAGAGCAGAGGAAGACCACGCGCTCGTAATCACCAACCGAGGCTATATAGTGATACCTACCGAAGAGCTTAAGGGCGATGAATTAATAGCGGAGATATTTAACTATGAGGCCGAGACAATACGCTGCTCACATTATGACTTTGACGACTAGAGAAGAGCGGCTAGAGGCTTTAGCTAAGGTGCCAGAGGAGTGCCGAGAGCTTACTAAAAAACATGTGGAGATAGCTTATGACCGAAAAAGAGCTAGAAGAATTCTTTCTAAACATAGCTGAGGTGTCAAAAAGGCATGCCGAGGCAGAGGCTAAAAAATCTTATCTTATGGAGTACCGCAAGAGCCTTAAGAGCCTGTTGATGATTAAGGCAGAGAAAGAAGATGCTAAGATGCCAGTAGCAAAGCAGGAGCGGTACGCTTACAGTCACGATGATTACCAAAAGCTATTGGATGGGCTTAAGGTAGCGATAGAAAGGTCTGTGCGTTATCGTCATCAATTCACTGTCATGCAGATGAGATTTGAAGCATGGCGGTCAAAGAACGCTAGAGCGAGAGCTGAGGCAGGATTAAGATGAAAGACTTACAAACTGTGTATAAGTATCCTGAAGACGTCAAAAGATTGGCTAAGCTTTACTCAGTCAACCGTAAAGTATTTAGCATTAAGCTGCTAGAAAGCCGTCTGGAGTCAATGGACCCAGTAACCCAAAGGCGAGCCTGGAGAACAATAAACGCACTTAAGTTCGAGAGGTATTGGGATCATGTATGAATATGAATGCAAAATTGTCCGTGTCGTTGATGGAGATACTATCGATGTTGATATTGATCTTGGTTTTAATCATTGGATTCATAATGAGCGTATCCGTCTTTTTGGCGTTGATTGCCCCGAGTGCCGTAGCAGAGACAAGGAAGAGAAAGCGGCGGGCCTCGCAGCCCAGAGGTTTGTTGAAAGATTTCTCCAGGTTGGAGGAAACCTACACTCTAAACACCCAGGGCAAAGGAAAGTTTGGGCGATACCTTGGGACCATTAGTGACGAAACAGAGACGGTTAACAAGGCCTTGATCAACGAGCACCTGGCAGTGGTTTACTACGGCCAGAACAAGGATGAAGTCGAGGCAGCTCACCTTAAGAACCGCTCGAGGTATAAGCGTGAAGATTAACATAGAGATGGACGAGACCGAGGTTGATGAGTTTATGGATAAGCTCAGAGATCTGGACCGGCTACTGGCTGATCTAGAGGACCTCAAAACACTGGTCGCCGAGTTTATCAATGAAAGGTAGCACCCGGCGCTGTGCTCATTGCAGGAAGAAGGTTCCGGTGGACGAAGCTGTCATGGGTGGTATAAAGTCATTCTGTAGCTTCGAGCACCTAATAGAATTCACCAGGTCTAAGCCCGCTAAAGAGATCGCTAGGAAGGCCGTTAAGCGTGACACTAAGGCTAAGCTAGACTCCCTCAAGACCGCCTCAGATTACATCAAAGAGGCTCAGGTCGCATTCAATTCATACATCCGGGTCAGAGATAAGCATAAGCAGTGCATAAGCTGTGGATGTTTACCTGGTGATATGGTCCGTGGCGGTACATTCGACGCAGGGCATTACCGCAGCCGTGGTAGCGCAAGTCATTTGCGATTTAACACAACTAATTGTTTCGGTCAGTGTAAAAAGTGTAATCGTTACCTATCAGGCAACATTGTTGAGTACCGCAAGCGATTAATTACCCATATCGGCGAAGACAGGCTCAATCAGCTCGAATGCGACAACACCCCTAGAAAGTTCACTATAGAATACTTAAGGCGCTTAAAACGCATATTTTCAGCCAAGGCTAGGCTATACGAGAGGAAGTTCAGATGAGCGAAGTAACAGAAGTCGAAATGATGGATTTTGAAGAGATCAACGATTGGCTAACCGAGCGCATGCAGAACATTGATCACGAAGACTTCCGGGCGATTGTTACGATGGCCGTGATGATTTCAACCACTCAAGACTTCTTTGATGAGAACCCCGACTGCTATGTGAGGCTGATAGACTTTTGGGAGTCTGACGAAATTGATCAGCTCCACTAGGCATAAAAAAATGAAATTACATTTTCGCTTGCAGAATCATTTCCGTAAGAGTAATCTGTAAAAGTTAAATGTCGGTGGGTTGTTAAGGCCCTGAATCCCGGCTAGATCATTACGGAGAAGTAAGTGTAGCAAGAAACCCGACAAGGGCTATTGTACACCATATGTTGTGTTCATCAACATATCTTTTTACCAGATTTGATCATAACCGTGCGGCAAAGCCAGACGTACTCTTGGCTCATGGTTAGCTGACCCTGTAAATCAGCCCCAGAAATGGGAGAGACGAGCGACCTAAAACTCCTGCGCTGACCCGCCCATGTCAACAGGAACCCGCAAACACACACACACCAGGTCGTGAGTTAGGCATTGAAATAACGTCCAGTTAAGTCTGGCGGGGGAGCGATTCACCATTGTGGATCGTCGTAATGAGTACCAGGTCTAGTGGCCTTCCCATCAGGGAGCGTAAGAACACCTAATGCCGTAGGTGTGTTTGCGGGGGAAAATGGGCACTGCTGCCTGTAAATCCTAGTAATAAAAAACGGAGAACAATATGACCAACAAAACTAGCGAGATAATAGAATCAATTAGAACCCCGGCAGGAGGGTTCACAAGGAAGGGTCTAGAGAGCATAGGCGTATCCTGGCCGCCAAAGAAAGGGTGGAAGCGAAAGCTGATTCAAGAAGACGCCTTAGCCACTGAGGAAGCGGGCACATCAATGTCGAATGTTATTGCATTCCCAGAGACGTTCAAATTCTCAGTGCCAAAGGATAATGAATACCAGTTAGTCGAAATTCATATGAAAACGTCTGACCTAAAAATGCTAAGGGATATCAGTATAGAAAAGATGAAACCCCTGGGAGAGATCATCGTCGAGCTAGCAAAGAAGTACGGCTCAGATATAGAGAGATATATCCCACCTAACATGAGGGACTAGCAATGGACGACCTAAGCCAGAAACCCTGCCCCTGCGGAGACATAGCCGGGGAAGTAATCGGATTCAACCACCGATCTACAGACGACACCTATGTGCCCTACCGGGTTGGATGGTGCTGCCCTGAGTGTCATGCACTTTGAGCAGGCTATTCTCAGAGAGCGAGTAATTGATACAAAGTGATGCCAATTAATGTAAACAGATCTGTTGACACTTGTCCTTGGTTAGAGCAATATACTCCCAACAGCAACGGAAACACCCAAGGAGAACAACATGATAACCATAACTAACTTCGAGCATCGCGTTAACGTCATCCAGTGGCTCAAGACAGAAGGCCTGGCTCACTACGAGCGTGAAGACCACATTGATTGGGACATCGTCTCTGATAAAGACATAGAGGGCATGCTTGTTGATATGTTCTGCTTCGCTGACTGCGGCGAGCACTTAGACTCTGCAATCTTCAACGAGATCTGCACAGCCACTCTCTCTGAGACGCTTCTTAAACTAGCCTTCCGTGGAACCCTGCAAGACAGCACTGAGGCTCAGGCAATGCTTCACGACGCAATGTTTGACACTCTCAAGGCCTACGCTCAGAGCTGCATTGATCTTCACTACAATGGGAAGCTGCCACTATGAGCCTACTCCAAACCATTTGGGCTTCTACAGGAATCCTATTGTTGTTTACTGTGTTGCTAATAGCAGGTGCTATAGCAGGTGCTACTGATCAAGACATAGAGAGCCACGAGACTGCTCTATACTGTGAGATGGTAGCGATCAACAAGGCTGATCAGACTAAAGGTTGGCCTGACTACAAGCGCACATACAACGAGGTGTGCAAGTGATTAGCGCGATAGTCTGCCTGGCTACTGCCATATACTTCGAGAGTCGCTCAGAGCCTCTAGAGGGCCAAGTGGGGGTGGCCAACGTCATCATCAATCGTATAGCATCTGACAAATTCCCGAACTCACCCTGCGAGGTGGTCAAGCAAGGTCGCACCTGGATGGGCCACATGGTCCGAAATCAGTGTCATTTCAGCTATTACTGCGACGGTAAGCCTGAAGTAATACTAGACGAAGGGGCATACACACTAGCCCTCAGTATTGCGGTGAATTGGCGTCATCTTGTGGATATAACGAACGGCGCTACTTACTATCACCGGGACGACGTGCAGCCCTACTGGGTAGAAGGTGAAAGGCTAAGCATTAGTCGGAAGATTGGCCGCCATATTTTTTACAATCAGGAGAGTTACTGATGGACTATGTGCCAGAGGACCTAATGATAGTGAGCTGTGAAAATGGACACGATCACCAAATGCATTCAGATGCAGTGCCAAGCGAAACTGTTTGCCCATTCTGTGGCGGCAAGGTACATGAAGTAGAAAATGATTGAACTCAGACCACATCAAATTGAC